CTTTATTATTTAGGAATCCCTGCTTAAGCATTTTTTGAAGTTCAGAAGTTGATCCAACAAACACTGCATTATTAGTTACATTATTGGTAGTCTTGACAGTATCCTCTTCAACATCTTTAAGTTTCTTTTGAAGATCTATGAGTTTATCAGTAGTATCAGCAACACTCTTAATTAACTGTCCAGCAACCTCATATGCCCTTGGGCTTGCTCCTTCCCCTGCGAGTTCCATAATGCCATTAATTGCCTCTTGACCCTTCTCTATGAGCGAATAGAGGTTGGCTCTAGTGTATTCATAATCTTTTTGCACATCATTACTATTAGTCTTAGCAATCTCTATTTCTTTCGCGGTAGTTTCTATAATACTACTTTGAGTATTCAATGCCTTATCAAGACCATCATAACTGCTATTCATATATCAGAACCTCATATATCTTTTTGTTGAGTTGGACTATATTCCTTAGAATCAAACAACATCTCTATTGTTTCACTAAATCCAAAATCATCTGCTGGTTCCGCATCAATTGGATCAGGAACGGCAGTATATCTCATCTCTCTTTTTGCCGTATTTGTATCCGTTCCAGTATAATAATCAACCTGAACCTTACGAATGAGACCATCCGTACTCTCTGCAATTGGTCCAAATAGATATGTTTTCGCAGTAAAGTTTAAGGTGTAAATAAGTGCTCTTCTTGTAGAAAAATTTCCTTCATAATTATCTTGGAATGATATATTATCAAGTATTATCGGAATATCTTTTTTCTCTCCTATAGAACTAACTAAATCAACCGTTAAATTAAATGATGGTTGAAAAAACGGAAGTATCTGCTCAACTATTTGTAGAGCATCATCATTCAATTTTGTAAAAATACTCAATTCGAATCCAATATTATATGGTACTGGCATGTAAACTTTTTTCAAGTTACTTCCATCAGAAGCTTTAAATGTTTGAGTTACACTCGACTTTCTTGTAGGGTCATATTGAATAGATGTCATTTCAAATGACATTCTAGGAAGAGTAGTAGCAATTGATTTTGTTAATTGTGCCTGCTCTTCTATTTTGGCAAGGAACTTCTGCATTGGACCATAAGACAAAGCAACTTTTGTTTCATCAAGAGTTGATCCATCTTTTTTCTCATGACGAATGTAAATGTTATTAAAAAGAGTACCAAATCCAACTATGGTCTTTCTAATAATTTCGTGATAAAAATAAGTCCCTAACATTAATAATCTCCGAATGGATTAGATTCTGTAAAATCTAAAATAGAATCCGCTTCATCTTCTATTTCTTTATTTGCATCATATGGATCATCATAACTGTCTGTTGAATAAGACTCGACGATATATCTTGCAGAAGAAATTGAACCTGCAACAACCTCTCCAGCAGAAAACTTACCACTATTTATTGCAACTCGTAAATTGGTAATGGCAACTTCTCCAGGTAAAACTGGAACTGTTGTTCTATAATCTCTAACTCTAGCTGTTGTACCAGAAGTTTCTCCAGTTACTACTTCATTATAGATAAATGTACCAATTCCTGTTGTAGATAATCCTGCAACCGTGACTGTTGGATTTTCAGTATAACCAATACCAGGATTTGTAATGACTATTTGAGAAATGGAACCAGAAGAAATTATGGATTCTGCGGTAGCAGTTGCCGTAATTCCAGATCCTGTTGGCTCGGAAATTATTATGTTTGGTTTTGTATAATATCCATCTCCAGCATTTGTAATATTGAAAGAAACAACGCCTTTTCTTATTGGTTCAACCGAACAAGTTGCAGCTGCACCAGTTCCACCTCCCCCTGTTATGGTTATTGTTGGCGGTTCTACATAACCAGATCCAGCATGAGTTAATAAAATTCTATCTATAGATTTGAGACCGGCAACTGAAGTAACAGTAGCAACTGCCGTAGCTCTAGTTCCTGAAGGAGGAGGTGATAATGTAACAGTCGGTGCCGAGGTATATCCATAACCATCATTATTTAAGAATATTTCCCTAATATAACCACTTCCAATACCAGCAGTTGCAGTTGCATTTGTTCCTCCATTTACTAAGACCAAAGTCGTAATATAACCTTCATCCTCCACAGTGTTGTCAATTTCATCTATTGCAGTATCGATAAGTTCATTTTCATATTCATATAATTCACAATTTAATTCATAGACATAATTCTTACCAAGTTGATAAAATGGTTTTTCCGATTCTACTCTTTTAATTTCAAATAATCTTTCACCTAATGGAAAATATATTAAATCTCCTTCTTTTGGTCTTGTAATCAAGTCAGCAAAATCAAATCCAGTAATTCTACCTTCACGGACTCCGGAAGATATACCTTCTAAGAAAGGTGCAATAAATTCTTCATAACGTTCTCTTGAGATTGTAATACTAATCTCATTTTTTAGAGATAATCCAAATTTAGTCATTATATCACTTCCTGGAGCATATCCTTCATAATTGTTCAGATATGCTTCTATCAAAAAAGTATCATCAAATTTTGATGATTGTATTTCTCTGATAATATTGTCAGTTGTAAATATTTTTCTTGGCAAATAGTATACTTCTATGCCATACATTCTTAATTGTTCATTTATAAGATCTTGTATAAGGTATTGCTCACTTTGAGAACCTTGTAAGAAAAATGGATTTAGTGCCATGATTATCCGATAAAGTCATAAGGTGGAAGTTCATAATCCATCGACATTCTCTGTAAAATGGAGGCGATTTCTTTTTCTGCATCATCATATAATTCTCTTCCATTAAGTTCGATTCCTCCAGGAAGTTTTACACCACGGAATTTAATTAAATTTTGTCCCCACTGGCGCTTTATCAATGCAGTAAGATATCTTTTAACAAAACTATCATTATAAACTCTTGTGAAATCATTGGGATTTAAAATTCTATAGCAATCAATAACTAAAAAATTGTCTAAAGATTGAGATCCCCAATCAATGTCCAAATACAATCTATTCTGTCTTTTGTTAAATCTTAATTGCTTATCTGTTGTCAGTAAATAATCTATGTCTTCCAAATACGATTTAGTCATTGCATACTGCAAAAGTTCAACTGAATTAAAATAATATAAATCATTTAAAAATAATTGATATTTGATGCTAAACATTCCTCCAGAAATGCTGCTAGTATCAAATTTAAATACTTTTTCTATACCAATTACAGAATCTGGTATTTGAATAAAATTAGAAGTTTCATAAAAATTGAATGATGTGGATCCATAACCCGGAATACTTGTTGATGTTCCTATGGTTGTTGCTATTCCAACTCCAGTTGTCCCTGATGCTTTTCCCCTATCTAGGTCATCTTGAGATATTTTGTATTTCAAATACATTCTTTCTACACCATCAAAATGCCTCTCATGAAAAAGTTGAAGGGCGTCATCTACTAAATCATCAATTTGATCATCATCAACATTTATTTCTAACACAGGAGATCCTAATCTCCTTAAACAATAATCGATTAATCCTTGTCTAGTGCTTGGTTGAGCCATCAATACCATCCTCCGTCAATTACTGATGTCCATGTAGGTATTCCTACAGCATCTGTTGTAAGAATAAAATTACTCGTTGTTATTCCTGTTGTAGTTGCTGCTGCTCCTATAAGTTTTCCTGTATCATCAAAATATGCAATGCCATTTGGACCTGTATAATTATCACTATCATAATATAAACCTTCAGTTACTGTTACAAATCCTGTGATACTTACATTATTTTTAAATGTTGAAAGACCTGATATATAAAGTTGTTGTGCAGTTACATCAGTAAGTGTAGTAACTCCTAAAGTACTGATACCACTTACATTGAGTTGTTGTACTGTTAAATCAGTAGCAGTAGTAATTCCTAAAGTACTGATGCCAGAAACATTGAGTTGTTGTGCAGTTACATCAGTAAGTGTAGTAACTCCTAAGGTACTGATGCCAGAAACATATAGATCTGTAGTTGTTACTAGTCCAGAAAAACGTCCAGTTCTCCACCTTTGAGTAGAGATACCAATATCATAGGTGTTATCATCATTTGGAACCAAATTGGATATAAATTCGCCACCAATATCAATATCATCACCAGTGGAGTCTCCAATACCAATGGTTCCTCCCTTAAATGTTACATTTCCAATAAATGTGGAAGCTCCAACAACATTTACATTTCTACCAACATAAAGATCATCATCAACATATAAATCGCCACCAGTAGTTGTTATGCCACCATTTGATGCTAGTGTGGTTGTTCCTTTAGATTCAAAAAGACCACTTCCAGTTATTTTTCCTGTTACATCTAATGTAGTAAGAATATCGACCGCAGCATTAATATCCAGATTAGATGCAAATGTCGATAATCCTGTTATTACTATATTTCCACCAACGTCTAGATTGGAAAGAATATCAACCGATGCATTAATATCCAAATTAGATGCAAACGTTGATAATCCAGTTATCGAAACACCTCCACCTATGTTTAAATTTTTGCCAATACCAACACCACCACTTATAACAAGAGCACCATTTGTTATAAGTGAAGAATCCGTAGTATTAGTAAAAGAAACAAGACTACTTGCGCCAAAAATAGCGCTATCAATAACACTAGTGGTTATAAATTTTTCAGTGCCAAGATCCCAAACTAGAATGACACCATCATCTCTTATAGTAGAATCTACATCAGTAAGATTAATTAATCTTGTTGGTGGCGCTGAAGCATTAGATAAAACACGAATTACATTTTGAGATCCAATTCTATCGTTTATATTAGGCATTTTACCTTGTTACTCCTGCTCTAACGAGTGCGGAACCTTCTATAGCTTTGTATTCTTTTCCATCTGCCGCCACTTTTATATCATAATTATATCTTCCAGGTTTTATCAAAATAGTTTGGGCAGCAGTCAGTGATATTGAAATAATACCAGTATCTGGATTAGTAACAGTCGTGGCAAATGAAACTGCGGTAGAGCTGCCAGGATGCTTTCTCAATTGACCTTCGGTAGTATAATTATTAAGATCCAGAAAAGAATTTGTTCTAGTATCCTCTAATTGGAAAGAAGTATCAAAATCGAAACCTTGCTCAATTACTATATTGGATACATATACTGCCATTATTTAAAAAAGAATATATCTTTAGGTATTTATATTTCCAATAGTTGGTAAAGATTTTAAAACCTCTTGCTGCTTCAAATAAAGTTTGATATAGGACTTTGCAATATTTTTTAAATCTTCAATATTTTCAATTTCATCAATCATTCTAGATTCTTTTTCATATGCAAACATTTTTGCCATAGTTTCCAATTCAATATCATTTGGATTCATTTACCAACTCCTTTAGTAA